ATCGGACAGCCCCATCGGTGCTTGGTTTAACGACTTATCAAAGAAACTGCTTGTAGCCATGATCTATTCCTAATAGTAAGCGTATTGGTTTTTACGCCTAAAAAAGACAGGCTCTTCAGGTTCATCTGATGGCAACTTAATAAATCCGCCCTTACGGAACCGAATCAAAGCCTGTGTCGTTGAGTCAACCAAGTCATCGTTTGCCCCACTGGGAAAGTCATTGCATTCTTCCATGACTTCTTTAGCCCATCGCATTTCGGGTGCCCAAACAATACCAGAGGCAAATAAATCCGTCACTGCATTGACTCTAGATATTTTATCCTGACCCTTACTTGGCGTGAATTCTTGTACCGGTACACCCATCCTACGTAATTCTTGGTAGAGCGCAGCGCCATTTGATTTCTTCTCAACAATAAACGTGTCTGGTTGCCATTCTTTATATTCTTCAAATACCAACTTTTTGAGTTCTGGGAACTCCATGCGTTTTTTGATGGCATTTAGCAATATGATGTTGTAGTTGTTGACTTCTTCGTTAAAGAATACGCCCCATACAGTAAGCGCGTTGTAATCGGCACGGTTATTGGTTTCTTGGGCCGCGTCAAGTGACATGATGACGTATTCACAGTTTGGTGGGTCATCCTTTTCCCAAATCTTCCACCATTCACGCTTAATTAACGCGCCTTCTTCAGCCGTTGGGTCTTGCATGTACTGGGCTTGCCAGTAGCGGGGGTCAAGTGAGGCTTTTTTGGCATTGAGTTCTTCAGCCGTCCAGAATTCAGGCCAAAGTGGTTTACCACTAGGTAAAATGGCAGGGAATTCAATCACTTCCCACTGATCTGCATCCTCATTTTTGGTCATATGGTTCACAACCTGACCGGTTAGATCAAGTTTTGACCATCTGGTCATAACAATAATAATAGCGCCCCCAGGCATAAGACGCTGAATAGGACCAGATTGAAACCATTCCCAAGCTGGTAGAAAGACATCCGGTCTGCCCTGTTTGGCCTCTTGCTCGGAATGAGGATCATCAATAATAAAAAGATCGGCGCCCCTACCAGCAAGAGCACCCCCAACACCAATAGCAAAATATTCGCCATTAAAGTTAGTGCCCCATCGAGAAGCCGATTTCGAGTCTTGTTGTAGTTCAATTTGCGGGAAAATTTGCTTATAGGCATCATTAGCCACCAAATTTCGCACTCGACGACCAAAATTAACGGCCAAATCAGCCGTGTGGGAGGCCATAATGACCTTTTTATGGGGGAATTTCCCCAAGAACCAAGCCGGGGCTAGGTAAGAGATGAGTTCTGACTTGCCGTGGCGGGGGGCGATATTAACAATCACCCGTTTTTTACGTCCGTTAGCTATATCTTCAAAGATTTTAGCTAGTCTTTTGTGGTGTGGACCCACTTTGTAGCCGGGGTACACATGGTCTGCAAAGGCTAAAAGGCTCTTTTGCCCAAAAGATTGGGCTTGTTGCGACTCCCAGAACTCTAAATCCTGCAAAATCTCCCGTTTTTCGTCGGGAGATGCAAAGGGTAAGAGTTGTTTAAGGGTCGCTATCTTCTGAGGGGTCAGTTTCAGTGGGTTCGACATCAATTATGTCTTGAGTGTTAGCTAATTTAGTTAGCCGCTCAAGTTTTTCCAGCTTAGACAGCAGGTCTTTTTCGACTTCGTCGATGGGTTTGACCTTAATTGTTAGTTCTGTCCTACGTTTGAAGGCGTCTACGCCATCAATTTCACCCAAGGCACGCAATGCAGCGATAACTTCTCTTGGATTACTAGAATCTGTCTGTTCTACCAGCTTATTAACTACAAACAATTTGTAGTCAGCCAAATCTCTTACGAGCATCTGGTCATATTGGGCAACCATCCCAGCTAAATATGCAAGGGTTTCGTTCTTGTAATTACTGAACTGGATATGTCCTTTGGGATCTTCAACCATTTTCTTAGCTAACTCACGAGCTTGGGTTTTATCTTGCTCGGTGGGATGAATAGGTTTGCCCTGGAGGTCTGATATAAGTTTTATAGTTCTAGTCCTGACCTCTAATTCCTCTTTTGGAGTCATAGGGGGTAGGGCTTCTGCTGCGTCGGCGGGCAGGGGGATATTGGTGTCTATGTCTAACATATAAGTTGGCATGGGTGGTAATGTAAACCTATGGAACCAAAAAGACAAGGGGGGTGTTTCTAATATTGAGAATTATATAAATCGTTTGTGCAAATTATGGGGTGGAGGGGGGTGTGCGCCAAGCCGCCAGTCTAGGGGGTGGGGGGCCGGTGGGGTTACCGTGAGATGCGTGACAAAGGCCGTGGGGTTCGGTATAAGTAAAGTCATGGAAAGCGTTCCATACCCCACGCCAAAGGGAGTTTGGCATATACGGAGACCATCATGGTTAAAGTATCTAGCTTGCTTAAGCAAGCATTCAGGGCGGCGGCTAAGCCCTACAGGGTCGAGGTCATTGACCTCGAAAATAATAACAAAACAATCCATCGCGCTTGGACGCAAGCCGACGCGATGGAGTGGATGCGTTGTTATGGTCGCGATTATGGTCCGCACATCGTACGGATCACAACGCGGTTTGGTCGGTTAGTCGCTAGCAGGGCAACGCTAGCGTAACGCAACGAGGGGCAGAGAACCTGCCCCTCAACAGGAGAGCATCATGGATGACATACACGCACTACCAGCGTATGGCCGCGACTATAAAAGCAAGGCCGCAGTTATGGAAGATTGGAATAACAACAAGGACTTCCGCTGTGCAGTAACAGGACGTTATCTTAACAAGTCTAGTCCGTTTGAAGGTCAACAAGTTTGGATTAGATACGACAAGGCCCGCAAGATTCTACGGGTTATGTAATTAAGAGAGGAGCCGCAAGGCTCCTCTTTTTTTATCCCCACATCTTTGATGCCAGTTATATGTCCGTGCGCGTGCTGTGCGAGCGCGTCGCTGCTAATTAGCAGTTCACGCTACCGTGAAACGCGTGACAACGTCATGCGGCAAGCGTATAAGTACTAGTACCGAGTCAGACGGATTCTGACATTAACGCTCAGGAGAGCAACATGGCTAAAGCCAACGGTCAGCAAGACCTTAAATTGCAATCACTCGCCGATGTTGGATACCAGCAAGGCAAGACCGAGTCTCGGATTGTAGACATTGCCAAGTTTGCAATGTCACGTATTCCAACGCTCGGAGACTTAAACGCTCCGCGTGATGAACAAATGAACAAGGAGCAACGCGACGAGTTGAAGCAAGGTTACATGACTTACTTCAACGAAGCGATCAAGTTTCCGCGCTATTTCCGAGTGACTGATGACAAAGTCTTGGTTGAAATGGTAGACAACAAAGCGTTTGAAGAGTGTACCGGCGAAAAGCGAAAGCTAGACGTTCACATTGCCTTTGCAATCACTCAGCAAGCGATGAACGATCTGAAGTCCAACGACAACGTCTGGTATCAAATGGTGCAAGAGTTGAAGACTGACTTCAACTCTTATGTCTCCAATAGAATTGGAGACTTGATCAAGAAAGCAAAGGAGATTAAACGTCTCCAACTTGGAGTCAAACGCGAACGTATCCAAGCGTTGGCGTTTGAAAAGTATATCGAAAAGACTCTAGACGATATGCTGACAAGAGCACGCAACGCTGAGTCACGCGGCAACGATCCAACGGTAGACGTCGAAAGACTGAAACGCCAGATCGCCGCGTTCAAAGCGAAAGCGTAACGCGATCTAAGGTAGCAGGGCAATTGCCCTGCTACCTTTTTTTGTGCCTATTGATGCCAGTTATTTTTCTGTGGGCGTGCTGTGTGCGCGTGAACCGCTAATTAGGATTTCACCCCACCGTGAAATGCTCGACAATGTCATAGCAGAAGGGTATAACTAAATTGTCGGACGCAATCCTGCACCGACATTTCACAGGAAAAATACCATGAGTAAAAAGCCCATATCCCTTCAATCCCTTGCTGATGCAGGCTATCAGCAAGCCCGTAACAATTCGGCGCTTGAAGATATAGCCCGTTTCGCCATGTCGAGAATCTCGACCCTTGGTAACCCTGATGTTCCTCGCAAAGATCAAATCAACAAAGAACAGCGCGAGGAACTTGGTGGCGGTTACATGACTCACTACGGTGAGGCTATCAAGCCTGAGCGGTTATTTGCTGTGGTCGATGGTCACTACGTTGAGAAAACTTCGGCAGAACTTGAAAAGCTTTCATGCGAAAAGTTCAAGCTTTCAGTGCCAGTAGCATTTGCTGTATCTCAGCAAATGTTAAACGACATGAAAACTAACGATAACGTACGTTATCAATTGATACAGGGACTAAAAACAGACTGTAACGCCTATATCTCAAATCGTTTAGGTGATCTTATTACCAAGGCGACAAAGATATACAAGGCGCAGAACGGGATCAAAACCGAGCGGGTTCAAGCCTTAGCCTTCGGTGAGTATGAGAAAAAGATCATGGATGAAATCCTCACCCGTGTGAGGAACGCCGATAGCCGTGGTAATGATCCTACTGCTAACGTCGAATTGACCAAGCGCAGAATCGCGGCCTACTGGTCAATCAAGTAATTCTTCGGTGCTACCCTGCATGCAGGGTAGCACTTTTTTTTTGCCTTGTCAACTGAAGCCAGTTATTTTTCTGTGGGCGTGCTGCGCGAGCGTCGCTATTTTGGCCTTCGGTGATACCCTGCACGCAGGGTATCATTTTTTTCGCGCGGTGTCAACCCTCTAATTAGCAATTCACGCATGCGTGAAATGCGTTCCACGAGTTCCACAGAATTTATAACGTGGAACAGGGTTTCGCTTTTATAATCAAGGACTTACATACTCTTGTTCCAATGTTCCACGTTTTTAAAGTATAGTGGGGTTTTTCAAAAATCTGAAGGCATGGAACGTCCTCTGCAATTGCATCAAAAGTTCGGGGCCGAAAAAACAAAAAAGGGAAACGACCCAAAAAACACTGGAACTGTGGAACAACTACTAAATTACTATATAAAATATATACATACCTATATATAAATCAATAACTTAACCCCAAAATTCCCCCGTTCCACTTGTTCCAAGACCGCTCTAATTTTTTGGAACCGCTGGAACAGAATCCGCTAATAAAAAAAGTCAAATAAAGCCCTTGTGTTAAAACATTTTTGTGGTATAATATTATTGTAGTACCGCAGTATTTGTTGTCCCGTAGTTAGCAGTTCACGCACGCGTGAACTCAGCTACATCTATCAACCTTTGTTCAATTACCTTTTCACCCACAGGAGAACCACTATGCAACGCGTGCGCTATATGCACTGCCGCGACTGCGGCCACGACCTCATCGACCCCATCGACACCCTCAACGGCTTTTGCTGGGACTGCCGTGAACTCAACAGCATCGAAGCACGGAAAAGCTGGTGCGTCGCACCCATGCACAAGAGCAATTACATGCTCATCACAGACCGAGACCTGCTCGCAGGTCTTAACAACAAGGGCGGGCTGGTCAAGTAGCAGTTCACGAGGACATGAAATGAAAAAGTTTGAAGTCGAGTTCAGAAGGGCGTCGTACATCATCGTGACGGTTGAGGCTGAGTCGAGAGACGAGGCAGAGGACAAAGCGTGGGAAGAACTTGAGTTCCTAGCCACGCAACCAACGCACATTGACGACAGCTCTTGGGATGTTGAATCAATCGAGGAGATCAAGGAATGAAGAAAAGAAACCCTGTGATATTTGAGTGGATGAAGAATCCCTCCCGTGCAAGGACACGGCACGAGGACAAGCGTGCCAAGGAAGAGACCAAGCACAAGCTGAAGCTGTGGAACTTTTCTACAGACGATGCCGCACGGCTTGGCAAGTGGAGTTCGACGCATGGTCGCCCTTGCTCATGTATGTTGTGCAAGAAGGAACCGATGCAGAACAAGTTCAAAGGCAACGTAGGTATTTACTTAGAAGAGGAAATGATATGAATAGCAATTCACCCAAACATGAACTGTCAAATGATGAGTTCGACGCGGAGTGCAACAAAGTAGCTAAGTTGTTGGGTCACTTTTTCGACAAGAATGATGTTGACGTAGAAATAGGTCAGACTGTGCTTGCCAACTTGCTTGCGGCTGCTTTCTACGCCGAAGGACTCACTCAGTTCCAAGCAATCAATGCGTTCACAACCATTGTGAAACATGTCTATGCCAGAGAGGATAGGAAGAATGAACGTTGATGTTGTAGTTGCATGGGCGATGGTTTTCATCACCACTGTATTGGTTCTTTTATTTGGTTTTAATGTTATTACATTCTAGGAGAAATACCATGATACTCAAGAAACCCGATTACCTTATTTCACTTGCTTCGTCCTCAGTACTCATTAACGTCGAGGTGAAAGTCTGGTCAGCGACACGCCAAGACCGCAAGGTCTCCGACGAGGTGACTAGCGCAAAGAATGCCGATCCCAAAGCTGGTCGCTTCATCCAAAACCTTTTGGCTGGTGACAAACGCCACGAGAAGCTGACCATCCATCGGCAGAGTGTGTACAACTGGCTCAAGAAACCAACCTTCGACTGGGCTGGCTCACAGAGACTCTTGCCTATGGCACGACTTGAGAAGATCAAGGCCGAGTACAACGACCATAAGGCTGAACACGAGGCGCTTGTTGATGACTTCTGTATTCACTACCCATCTATCGTTGCACAGATGGCCTTCAGTCAAGGGACTATGTTCGACCAGACCTTGTACCCATCAGTAGAGGAGGTGCGTAATCGCTTCAGCATGAGATTGCATATTGCCCCTGTGCCGCTTGCAGACTTCAGGTGTTCAATCGCCCAAGAGATTGTGGAGGATCTGAATGAGTACTACTCACAGCAGGCGAACGATCAGATACAGGATGTCATGTCTAACGCATGCGAGCAGTTGCTTGACTACATCGAGAGGATTGCACACGCATGTTCACAACCAGAGGAGGGCAAACGCAAGCCGAAAGTCTATCAGTCCACGATTGAAGGCGCGAAAGAATTGATTGATACCTTGGCGTCATTCAACATCATCCAAGATCCAAAGATCGAGGCGATACGCAAGCAGGCTCGACAGGTGCTTGCCGACTACACCGCCGAAGACATCCGTGACTCCGAGGCTGTCAAAGCGACAGTCAAAGATGGCATGGATGACATCCTGTCGAAGTTCGGTATGAAGTTTTAATTAGCATTTCACTCAACCATTAAAAGGTAAATACAACATGTCTTCCATTACAACTTATCCCACACTGACCATCGGTCAAACGACTGAAGCCATTGCCGCTATCGGCACAACAAACACTGTCCTTGTCTTGTCCGAGCCTGGGTGCGGCAAGACCAGCATCCTCCGTGGTCTGGCTGAGATGTTCGGTGACAAGTGGCGCAACGTCGGTGATTCTTTTGAAGATGA